TTTTTATAAAATCTGTGATTTGTTGTATTAAATGCTAATATGGATATTATATCAAATAATTTATGTTTTATTGTATCTTTACTATCTATAAACTCTTTTTCTTCATCACCTTTATAAATAAAATATTCAGGTATAATTTTTTTTATCACTTTTAGTATACATCTAGCACAAGCATGAGCATAACAAGTTGGACCCATTTGTTTTACTGAATTATATGAGGTTTGTCTTGATATTTTATCCATAATATTTTTATCCATATGTATATATAAATATATAAATATATAAATATATAAATATATAAATATATATAAATATTTAAGTTGCATATGATAGAGCAGCATTTCCAGCGACAAAAGTACACATATTATATCTCTCTTCAAATACAATACAATTAAAATTATATTCATAAATATTCCATGAACTTTTATTGGTTCCTATTACATTACCCGTAACTGGATCACAAATAACAAGATTTTGAGCCAAAGGATTTAATGGTGGTATAATGGTCTGTGTTTCAAATTGTATATTATTAAACCGTGATGTATTGAATGCTCCTGATGGTTGTAAACTATTATACGGATCAACTCCAAAATTATAAATATAAAGCCCATCGGGTGCGTTTCCGCTTGTTCTTAAATATTTTTCAATATAATTAAAAACTCCAACAGGTTGAATATTTTCTCTATAAATTCCATCACATAATAAACCAACACTGAGTAATATACCTTTTACATTTTCAATATTATATAATCCTGTATACATATATCCAGTTGAATAACCATCCAAATTTAGACCTGGTCCTATATAACTATTTGAACCATCATCCATAATTGCATTATAACTTCCATCAGTTGGAGTTGGAATTAAATCATTTGGTAAATAATTATAAGGCCAATTTGAATAATTCGTCCATTCATTTCTTAAATTTGCATCACTTCTTTGAAAATAAAATGTATAATTTGAAGTCATACCAAGAGAATCTAAATCTATTTTTTGTGTTCCAGTTACATTATAAAATATATTTTCTCTCACTTGTTTAAAAAGATATTTTTGTTCATTTAAAGCAAAAACTCTTGATTCTTCATTTGAGAGAAAACAATAAGTACAATTTAAATTAATATCAGCATTCCATAAAGTTCTTGTGTCAACATAAGAAGTAGGACCCAATTCAATATCTGGAGGACTTTGAAGAAATCTATAAAACTGCATATAATATGTATTAAAATTAGGAGCAATAAGAGGGAAATTATTATAACTATCAAATACATCACGGATTTGAAATAATTCTTGGATTGGACGCATTGTAATATTAATATGAAGTTCGTTATATTGAAGAGCCACTAAAGGAAATGCCATTTGACTTTTCATATTAAACCAACAATTTAAAGGTATATATAATGTTCTACCACGAATTGAAGGTTCAGATCCTGTCGGATTTGATGTATAATAAGCATTTGGATATGAATTTACACGAGAACCAGAATTACCTGGATTATTTAATTCCGGTTCTTGACCAATCATTTTTTCAAACAAATCTTTTTTTTCTGTTGAAAAATCTCGTTGAACCATTGCGGTAAGATACGCTCCTGAAAATTCTTGGAGAATTTGATTGCCACAAGTGATTTCTATTTTCCTGCACATTTGCGATCCTAAATATTCAATCCAACGAAATTCATATGGAACCCATGAACCATTATTATTATATAAATCATTAGGATTTGTAGTCGGTGGTATAATAGGAGACCATATATTAGGTATATCCACAGATAAATAACAATCCATTAATAAATCAGCATATCTTGGTATTTTAAACGTAAATTGACTATCTTCTGTTAATTGAAGTGATTTGGATCCTTCAAAATCAACTCTAAATTTTTGAAGACCAAAATTAGTATATTTTAAATATGAACTTTTAAAAAAACTTTTTGAAGGGTTTCCATTTAATAAAATATTAGATTGACCTTCTGAAACTAATGACATAAGTCCACCAGGCATTATACAATGTATATAATAAATAATATATATTTAATTACTAATAATTGTATATTATTATATTATTTATTATATATTATAAATTTAATATATATATGTCAAAAGAAAGCACAGGCAATAAATTAAGAAATATAAAAGATTTTATCATAAATTCAATTAATAACCCACAAGAAGTTTTTGTATCAAGAGTGTTGTTATTTATGATTGTTTTTTTAATTCTTTGTTTAGGTATATATTTTTATTACATGTATAATTTAGCATCACGTGAATGTCGTATAATGGATGGTTTATATTCCACATTAAATAATCGCATAACAAATTTAAATTTTGATTCAGATGAAGATTGTAATTATTGTTTGAGAGATTATTATATTAATACTGCTTTTAATTGTTGTAGTGGAGGAAGTTATAAAAATGATTATGTAGGAACATCTTGTTGTGTTTTAAAAAATATCATTAAACAAGGCGTTCGTTGTCTTGATTTTGAAATTTATTCAATTGATAATGTCCCAGTAGTAGCAACATCTACTTTGGATGATAACAATATAAAAGAAACATATAACTCAATACCATTTGCCGAAGTTATGACTACAATTGTTTCTCACGCGTTTTCATCAAGTACAGCACCAAATTATACTGACCCTATTATATTACATTTTAGAATTAAGAGTACAAACCAACAAATGTATTCAAATTTAGCGGCTATATTAAAAAGTAATAATAGTAGATTACTCGGACCTGCATATAGTTTTGAATATAATTTATGTGATGAAAATAATTGTTATTCAAGAAATTTAGGTGATGTAAAACTAAAAGATTTGAAGAATAAAATTATTATTATAGTTGATAAAATAAACACTTCTTTTATTGATAATAAAGATTTTTATGAATTTGTAAATATGACAAGCAATTCAATGTTTATGCGTTGTTTAAGATATTATGATGTTCAATTTACTCCAGATATGAATGAAATGACATTATTTAATAAAAGAAATATGACTATGGTATTACCCGATAATGGAGCATCTCCTGATAACCCAAGTGGTATTGTATGTAGAGAGATGGGTTGTCAAATGGTTGGATTTCGTTATCAACTTTTTGATAATTATTTACAAGAAGATATATTGTTTTTTGATAAAATTGGGTATGGATTTGTATTAAAACCTGAAAAACTTCGATATATTCCTGTAATTATTAAAGAAACACAACCAAATGACCCTTTGTTAAACTTTGAAACCAGAACTTTACAAAAAGATTATTATAAATTTGATATTTAGATCTTCAATGGTATAAATGCACATTTCTAAAAATGTATATTTTTATATAAATATAAATTATATAAATATAAAGTATATGAGTAAAGAAAAATTATGTGATAAAAAAATGTCATTTGATGAATGTGAATTGGCAATACTCAGAATGGCGGTTGATAAAGCAGAAGAAAAAGTTGGAAAAAATGTAGTGAATTCTCCCGAAATAAAAAAAATAATTTCCATTTTAGAAAATTTTTTACGAAAAAAATCATTAATTTGTTATGGAGGAACTGCTTTAAATAATATAATGCCAAAACAAGACCAATTTTATAATAAGGATATTGAAATTCCTGATTACGATTTCTTTAGCACAAATGCGTTAAATGACGCAAAAGAATTATGTGATAATTATTTGAAAGAAGGATTTATTGAAGTTGAAGGTAAACCTGGAATACATCATGGAACATTTAAGGTTTTTGTTAATTTTATACCAATTGCTGATATTACTTTTTTACATAAAGATATTTTTAAAGAAATTAAAAAAGAAGCAATTAAAGTCGATAGTATTTTATATGCTCCTCCAAATTTTTTAAGAATGTCAATGTTTCTTGAATTATCTAGACCTGAAGGTGATACATCTAGGTTTGAAAAAGTATTAAAACGATTAAATCTTTTAAATAAAAATTATCCTCTTAAATCAGAACATTGTGAACAAGCGGAATTTCAACGTGATATGGTTGGAGACTTAAAAAATAAAGATGATGTAATTTTTGATAATGTTAGGTCAAGTTTAATAAATCAAGGTGTTATTTTTTTTGGTGGATATGCTATAAGTTTATATTCAAAATATATGCCCAATAATTTTAAAAAAAAACTTAAAAAATATCCCGATTTTGATGTTTTATCTGAAGAACCATTGAGAGTTGCTGAAAATATAAAAGAAAGATTACATGACATAGGTATCAAAAATGTTAAAATTATTAAAAGAAACGCCATTGGAGAGATAATAGCAGCTCATTATGAAATAAAAATTAAAAATAATACAATCGCCTTTATTTATGAACCCATTGCGTGTCATAGTTATAATGAAATAAAAATTCAAGGAGATGTCGTTAAAATCGCGACAATAGATACAATTTTAAGTTTTTATTTAGCATTTTTATATGCTTCTCGCGAGTATTATGATAATAACCGCATTCTTTGTATGGCTCAATATCTATTTACAGTTCAACAAGAAAATCGGTTAAAACAAAAAGGACTTTTAAAAAGATTTAGTATACATTGTTATGGACATCAACAAACCATTGAAGAATTACGAGCAGAAAAGGCTAAAAAATTCGCAGAATTAAAAGATAAAAAAGGAACTCCTGAATATGATGAATATTTTTTAAGATATAGACCAGGAGATAAAAAGATAAAAAATGATGTAAATGATGTAAATGATGTAAATAATAAAAATTTAAATAAAAATTTAAATAAAATTTAAATAAAATTTAAATAATAAATATAAAAGAAATACAAAAAAATATAGAAATAATAATAATAATAGTAATAAATATAAAAAAACTTTTAGAAAAAATAATTATTTACAAGAATTACTTAAAAAAAGAAAAACAAAAAAAAATCATATATTTTTTTGAACATATAAATTGATTAATTCTTTTGGTTTAAAAATATAAATTTTGATAAAATACAAATATATGTATAAAAAATATATAAAAAAACTTATAAAAAATATACCAATAGATACTTGTGAAAATTATCAATGTATAGATTTAATTTTAGATGGAGGTTCATTTAATGGAAGTTATTTAATTGGAGCATTATATTTTTTAAAAGAAATGGAGAGAAAAAGTATTTTAAAAATAGATAAAATTTCAGGAGTAAGTATTGGTTCTCTATCCGCTTTTTTATATCATATTGATGCTTTGCACATTATTGATGAAATATATAAAAAAGGAGTATATAAATTAAAAAAACACACAAATTTTAATATATTTGATATATTTGATGATATATTCAATAAAATTAAACCATTAATTAAAGATGATATTTGTGAAACAATGAGAAATCGTATTTATATTACTTATTACAATGCAAATACATGTAAAAAGATTGTTAAATCTAAATTCAAAAACATTGATGATATATTTGAAACAATTAAACGTTCTTGTTTTATTCCATATGTAATTGATGGAAATATAACATGGAGAGATAAATATATTGATGGAATTAATCCATATATATTTAAACAAACTGTCAATAAAAGAATTTTACATATTAATTTAATCGGTTATGATAAAATATTTAATACGCTTTCCATTAAAAATGAAAAATCAAATACACATAGAATTTTACATGGTCTATTAGATATTCATCTATTTTTTATTAAAAAACAAAATACAATCATGTGTAGATATATTGAAAACGGAGATTTATATTATAATTTATTAAATATGATTAGATGTATATTTGAATTATATATTATTTATTCCGTTTATTTTTATATTATACTTAAAAAATGGATAAATAGTCATAAAGAAATTAATGAAATTATTAATACCACAATTTTTAAAAATTGTTTACATATTCTTTCCAATTTTCATTCTAAAATAATTAAATATATTTTTTTTCAATTGTGATTAATTACCATAAACTAAAATTTTTATATTATTAATAATATAAAAATTGATTTAAAAATATTTTATTCATTTTTATAATATCTGAACCAATGAATTATAAATGCGAAACATGTGAAAAACTTTTTACTGAAAAAGGTAAATATACTAGACATATAAATACAACATTATGTAAAGACGGAAATAATATAGTTAAAAAATATGTAAAAAAAATAATTGAAGAAAAAGTTCAACCAATAAAAGAAAAAGAAGATAAGATAATTGTTTCAAAACCCATTTTAAAATGGGTTGGTGGAAAAACTCAAATATTGGATAAATTAATTAATAAAAATTTTCCAAAAGAAATAAATAATTATCATGAAATATTTTTAGGTGGTGGAAGTGTTTTATTAGCATTACTATCTTATATAAAACAAGGAATTATTAAAATAAATGGAAATGTATATGCGTATGATTTGAATGAATCGTTGATTTATTTATACAAAAATATACAAACACATCATAATGAATTATATGATAATATACAAAAATTAATTAAAGATTATTATGAATGTCCTGATATTAAAGAAACTGGAACAGGGACAAAAGAAGTAAATGAAATTGTTAATGATGTTAATAAAATAAAAAAGGAAGATAAGAAGAAAAGGAAAATTTTAATAACACCTAAAAATTTAGTGGAAGCAAAAGTTTCCAGAGAATATTATTATTATTGGATTAGGTCTGAATATAATAGATTATCTTTAATGGATAAAAAAGAAATAGATGTTTCAGCTATGTTTGTATTTTTAAATA